TGACTCGTGACAAAACCAGCCTCTACATCCAGAACGGCAAGCCGCAGTATACGCCAGAAACCGATGAACACGTTTTCCGCATGGACTACGAAGCGATGTTGCTGATCGAAGACTTCACGGGTGAAATCTGGCTGCTGTCGCTGATCTTGGAAGATACCGTGCAAGAAATATGGCCTTCGCAATGTTCCAGTGCCAGTGTGCAGCGTCTCGATACCGACCCGCTCAACACACCTGAAACTGACCTTGCCTACCTCATCAGTGCCACCGAAACCTACCGCCTGACCCCAATCACGGAAACTGTGCCAGATGCTACCTGTGTGCGGCTCTCCGGTGGCTTGTTCCGTGCCGACCCCGTCGACACGCCTCCCCTACCCCTGCCCGAATTTCGCGGAATCGTAATCCATGACCCTCTCGCTTGATGCCTTCCTTGCTGGCTTATCCAGTCAGCAATTGGCAGTGGCGCGGCGTGAGATCGGCAAATACCTACGCACCCAACTGAATCACCGGCTAGCTGCACAACAAACCGCTGACGGTGGTGGTTTTGCCCCACGGCGTGGTAAAGGCGGCAAGATGCTAACCGGATTCGCCAGCCGTACCCTTACGGAGGTTGACACGGAATCTGTAGCTGTTGGCTACCGTGGGCGTGATGCAAAGCTGGCAAAGACTCATAACCTTGGCTTGATGGATCGCATCAGGTCACAAGCCGGAATGCAGGTTATGGCAGACTACCCTGCCCGCCAGTGGGCTGGAATCAATACTGACGACCAGCAAAAAATCATGCTGATCCTGAAAAAACAATTGGAGCGCGGCAATGCTTGAGCAGATCAACCGGATGATGCAGCCGCTGGCAAACCGTATCAGTAGCCTGATGACGCTGGGCAAGCTCACCCGCATAGACCCCGGCGCAAACCAACAATGTCAGGTCGAAATGCTGGAAGACGAACTGCGCGACCAGTTACCGCACAACATGCCCTATGGATTTTCCCACGTCCCGCAACCCGGTGCGGATGCTTACACCGTTTTCTTGCGCGGCGATAAATCCGGAGGTATCGTCTTGCAAATCAGTGACCCGCGTCACACCCCTACTCTGCAACCCGGTGAAGTGGCGTTGCACGATGACCAGGAACAAATCATCCACATCACCCGCGATGGCATCACCATCAAAACTGACAAGCTTGTTACGATTGACAGCCCTGAAATCAATATCAGCGGCAATATCAACCTCAATGGCATTGTCAAAATCAACGGTATAACCCAAGTCGGAAATTAATCGACTTTTGATTATAATAAAAACAGTAAGTATAATAATTTTTTATAAAAATACTTGGGTTTTGTATGCGCAAGAAAATTGCATGGACTTATCGCTGCCCGATTTGTAAGACCAAAGCCTTCCTGCGCGGCAAGCCCCGCAACGGTGAATTAATCTGTCGATGCAACAACGACCTATGCGGTCACGTCATGGCGTTCCATGTCCACGATGAAAAGACTGGGGAGCTGGTTGAAAACCCCCGGCAATGCCCAGTATGCAAATCCCATCACAACAACACCGAAACCCATAAGATTTATCGCCCCTATTCCATCACCACGTACCGTAAGTTCATGCAGTGCCTTAACGGTAGCTGCTATCACAAGTCGGTGATGTTGGTTACTTTTGCCAGAACGATCAGCCCATCAGCATTCGGGACATTTGATGTTGAGAGCGGCACTGTTAATTTGATTAAGCCTGTGGAATACCATGTTGCCAACGATACCGACCTTAATGGAATTGAAGACGAGGATGATAGCGGATCTGGAATACCGTCTGCCGTCGCTGCGCGTTCGTCCGGCGAAGGCGGTGCTGGTGGTCTTGGTCACGGTCTTAGCCGGAGTAATCAGCAGTCTATACGCTTTCGCTGGGTGGATTGCCCAGCAACTTGACCCGTTAACCGCATCCGAATCTTGGCTTGCCGTATGGGCTGCCCGCTTGGGTTGCCCACGTAAAGAAGCCACCACCAGCACTGGTACGGTTGCCTTTTCTGGTGATGGTGAAATCCCCACTGGCACGCGCTTGCGTCATGCCGTCTCTGGCTTGCTGTACCGCACCACCGCCACTTCCATCACGGGCAATAGCCCTGTCGTGGCGGAAACCGCAGGCGCTGCGAGTAACCTTCAAACCCCATCTACTCTGACACTTGAAACCCCGATTGCGGGTATCGGCATGACGGTCACACTGTTGACGGATTTGACGGGCGGTGCTGATCAAGAAACCCTGCCCGCGTGGGCTGCCCGTATCGCCGAAAAGCTCCAAGAGCGTCAGAAAATCGGCGATGCGGATGATTATCGGCGTTGGGTGAAAGAGTCCCACCCCGCCATTGCCGATGCAATTGTGGAAGGCAACACGCCCAACCTGGGCGACATCCGTATTACGGTGCTGGGCAATGCGACTGCCCCGATTGTCGATGCCACGACATTGGCAGCGGCTACCGCGAATCTTGGCCGCAAACGCAATGTGGGTTGTACGGTGCGCTTGCAACCTGCCACGGCATTGCCGATTGCTATCCGTATTGCGGATGTGCCAGAGGCTGATCAGGCGGCGATTGCAACCGCGATCCAAACCCTGTTTGCTACCCGTGCCAAATTTGGGGCGCAACTGTGGCCCGAAGAGATTGAGCGCATCCTTGAATTGCACACCCCAACGTATACCCTGCTTGCCCCAGTGGGCAAGGTGACGGCAACGGGTAGCAGCATCCTGACCTATGGCGGTGTGACATGGCTGTAGAGAGCTGCCGCAAGACGTGGAACGACTACCTGCGGCTGGAAACGCAGTTGCTGCCACCGGGTTATGCGTGGGATTGGTCGCCGTCCAGTGTCGGCAAGCACCTGTTGGCGGCGTATGCGGATGAGTTTGCGCGGGTGCATAACCACTTGTGTGAGCTGGCGGATGCGGGGATTGCGCGGTTTTCGGGGGAGATTACGGGCTGGTCAGCACCCGATTACGAACGGCTGCTCCTGGACAAATTCGGCATCACTGCCGTTGTCAGCGACGGCCTTGAACCATACACCTGCGAATCCTCATGCGAAGCTCCCCTACTCGATGAACGCATCGTCTACGTCTACATCGTGACAGTGGACAACGTAGCCGACGTGTCGGATACCGTGTTGCAGTACCTGCGCGAATACCAGCAGTCGCACACCCATTACCACATCCGTGACCGCCAAATCACCGCCACCACGGACTACGACCACGCCGCGTTTACGTGTGAATCCGCGTGCGAAGACCCGCTATACGAGCGCGATTACCACGCACTGACCTACCGTTGCGACTGGTCATACACATTCGACGAAATCCCAACCCTCCCCGGCTGGCCTGCCATCGCCGCCAGCGTGCGAGACTACACAACACTACGGAGGGATGATGCACCGCATTGACTCGACAAACGCTGTCAACGGACGATTTGTTGCGGGCAACCCCGTCACGGGGGTGCGCCCGACCACGCACACCGCAGACCATGACAACGCGCTCCAGGACGAAATCTGCAACGTCATTATCGCTGCTGGAATCACCCTCGATAAATCCATCAATAATCAACTGCTGCTGGCAATCAATACGCTGATTGATCAGCGCATTACCAGCGCGTTGCAGAATCTCAATCTCGGCGCTGGTGGCTCAGGCACTGCCACCTGCCAGCAGGTGGCAGCCATCCTGACGCAATACGGTACGGTGGATCTCAACGACGGCACGCTGCACATCAACTGCCCTGACGACGGCGGAACAGAACCGCCACCCGCAGGCACGGCAACGCTCGACCCCGATACCGGCATCCTGACCAGTACGCTGGCAGGAGACGCTGGATACGACCCAACGACTGGCGAGCTGACACTGAGCGACACCGCCACCGAATTTTACACATTTACCCACCCCGATTTAGGAGTAATAACCAATGGCTAGCACGAATTTACGTATCGCTCCCGTTCATAAAGGCACATATGCCGCAGGCACAGCGTATGTGCCGCTGGATGAGGTCACTTACGGCACGCCTGCTTCAACGTATCGCAATAAACTCGCCTGTACCGGCGTTGTGCCAACCAACACCACCAATTGGACGCTGGTAGCTGCTGCGGGTGAAACGGGCGCAACTGGCCCCGCTGGTGCAACGGGTCCCGCTGGTGCAATGGGTCCCGCTGGTGCAACGGGTCCCGCTGGTGCAACGGGTCCCGCTGGTGCAACGGGTCCCGCTGGTGCAAATGGTCTATCTGTCACAGCCATTACTTTCGATGCCGCCACCGGCATGGTTACTATCACCACGGGGTAATATTTATGCCAACAAACAATTACCGCATTGCGACTGTACATCGCGGTACGTATGCCGCAGGCACATCGTATGTGCCGCTGGATGAGGTCACTTACGGCACGCCTGCTTCAACGTACCGCAATAAACTCGCCTGTACCGGCGTTGCGCCAACCAATACCACCAACTGGACGCTGGTATCTGCTGCGGGTGCAACGGGCGCAACCGGCCCTGCTGGTGCAACTGGTCCATCTGGCGCAACGGGCGCGGATGGTGTCGGCTATGACAATGTGACATCAACGACAACGCTAACGCTGGCGGTCGGCACGGTGACGTTAGACGTTGCAAGCCGCAAGGCGTTTACAGACGGGATGCGAGTCCGACTCGTCAGTTCCGCTTCGCGCTGGATGGAGGGGCAAATAACCAACGTCACCGCAACCAGCATTACCGTTGCAGTGGATAGACTCTCACCAGAGGGTGCGGGCGCGACAATATCCTCGTGGAAAGTCACTGTAACGGGCGACATTGCAGCCCTGATCTATCCGTCTGTTGTCACTGTGCCCACAGATGCGCTTTTAACTAGTGGCACAGGGTATTTACCGCAGCTCGAAGCCGCGTTAGTAGCCGGAAAATTATACCGCTTAACGCTGCGGGCATTTATCGGCAGGACTGCGGGAGATACGACATCCACAGTCATATCGTCTATTGGGGTTGAACCATCAACCCTGACCGCACTGGGGAGAGGTGATGCTGGGTTCAGCGCCTCCAACGTACAAATCGCCTGCGCGGGCGGCAGTGGGCCGGAAACAGGCGGAGAATTTAAAATTCGACACACCTCATCGGAATATATCTCCAGTTATTCTGTTATGGGGATGCTGTCAATTACTAACGCCGCCGATCCGTCGGTCGGCAACATGCACGAGATTGTGATGTTTATTAAACCGACAGTTTCCGGTGTATTCAAGTTCTGGAAAAACTCAATGTCATCGACTATGTACCTGAAAAAAGGAAGCTTTTTGATGATAGAGGAGCTGTCATGATGATCAAAAAAACAGTTGGCGACTGGTTGTTTATCATCGTTGTTGTTGTTGTCGCGGGACTTTTTTCATCAGCGGCTCATGCGGAATGGGCAGTTCGGGGCGGCGCAAGCTTTAACAACATCCCGACGGAACCGTTAGACACTTGGGCATCAGCAGATGTGATGTTGACGTACCGCCAGCCGCAGATGGGCACGGAACTGAATGTGGGGGTACGGCACGTCAGTACGACAGAGGATACCCGGGTCAACTGGAACGGGTTTTTTATTGAACTCCGTGCCGATTTGTTGAGATTTTGACATGAGCGCGATCCAGTTTTTTGCCTATGAACAATTACGCGCTGCTGCCTCGGAGTTGGGTTGGCAGGTGGAAATGGTCGCCGCGCTGGTAAAAAAAGAGGTTTCAGACTCCCCGTTTTTCACCAGTGGCGGAAAAAAACGCCAGAAAATATTGTTTGAACGCCATGTTTTCTGGCGGCATCTCGTGAAAAACGGCATTGATCCGGTCGAGTTGATCCGCCGTGACCCTACGCTGCGGGATATTTTAGGGTCAACGCCGTACACCAAATACGGCAAATATGCTAAGCAGTACGAACGCCGGAATCGCGCAGAGGGCATCTGTAAATCATCCGCACTTGCAGCATGTTCGTATACTGGTTTCCAAATCCTCGGTGAAAACTATGCGGAGTGCGGTTATGACACCGTGGCGGCATTCGTGACCGCAACGGATGACGCTGAAAACTGGTTACCGGCAATGGTTTCGCTGGTGAAGTCCAAAGGGGTTTCTGAGACGCTGCAACCGCACCGTCTGGATTTCGCGGCATTCGCTGAAAAATGGAATGGCCCCGACTATTGGCGCAGCGGTTATGATAAAAAACTGGGGCGTATTTATCAGCGTGAATTAGCGGCGGTTTTGCCAAAGCCAGAGTCAAAAATGGCTGCTGTGGTGCAATCTGGCACGATCCAGCGCGGTGCAGCGATTGTAGCAATGGGGGCTGCACCTGCTGCGGCGCTGTTGCCGGAATCTGGAAACATTGCAGACATAATCGAAACGGTAAAGGCCATTACTGCCCAAGGCCAAGAAATCAAAGATCAAGTGGGCGAGTTGCAGGCTCTGGCCGCGCAATTGCAACCTATATTCGATTGGATTCCGTTGGCTGCAAGCGGCTGGATAATATTGTTGCTGGTGGTGTTTGGAATGTTGGTGGCGCGTTATTTGCGGGATCGGGGGTATGAGGTGTGATGACCAGTAAATCAGGTGCAGATCGGTTTTGGTTATTGTTGGGTGTATCCGCTGTGCTGGTTGCTGCCGGTATTGCGGCTGCGCTGGTGATATTTGCAGTTGCTCCAAACGGGTTGCTGTAGCAAAAAATAGAGAGCGCCAGCCGCCACGGGAATGGCGGCTGACATCTCGGCAGACAAACAATCATCTTGACGAATTCGTGAAGCAATTCCGCTGGCAATCTTTTTCTATCTTGATCCGCCGTATCATGGTGTCGAAAACTACTATGGGGATGGCATTTTCAGTCGTGACGATTTCCAGCGGCTTGCCGACCAGTTGGCAGGGATCAAGGGTAAGTTCTTGATGAGTATCAACGACACCCCGGAAATCAGAGAATCATTCAAGGGCTTCACCATTGATACAGTGTCGGTCACGTATTCGTGTGGCGCATCAAGCAGACCCCGCGTTAGTGAGCTGCTGATCCGCAATTACTGATTGTGCGGCACTGAGCTTTGCTTCCAAGTAGCGGATGTCCCGTAGCAGGTTGATGATGATTCTGCTGGGGATGTCGGCGAACCCTTGCCGTTT